CAAAGCCATGGCAGATTTGACCTACAACACCTACCAAGGAACAGGTGCTACACCAAGTTTCCCAGGTAACGGTGGTAGTTTGTATTACGGCACAGTATTGAGCACAGGCACAGTTACCAGTTTGAATTACAATTGGGGCAGTGGTGTTGTATTAGACTCAGGCAGAAATGAAAGAGTGATAGTTAACTTCTATGGCTACATCACCATACCAGACACAGGTTCACAGGACATACAGTTCTATCTGTATGCTGATGACGGTGTTTACATGAAGATAGACGACACAGTTGTTATTAATGATTGGAATGAACAGGCTCCTGGCACATGGAATTATGTTTCCACAGACCAAACACTCACTGGTGGATCTACCTATTACATAGATATGTGGTGGTATGAGAACGGTGGCGGTGCCGCTTTAAAATTATATTGGGACCAATCAGGTTCAGTAGCCTTGGTGCCCAGCACGGCATATTCAACCACAGAACCATTAAACATAACATCCACATCAGGCCAAACAACAATTATTAACACTGCTAAATCAGCAACGGGTAATGGTGTTAGTATGAATGTTGATGGTGATGGTAATACAATTAATATTGAACAGTCAGGAGAAGATAATTTTATTATAGGCACAGATTGGTCTAGTGATGCTACTGTTACAGGAAATAATAATACACTTAATATTGACCAAGGTAATGTTACATCAAGTGGTAATAGTGGCAACAATGGTATTGCATTAGATATCACAGGCAGTACAAACACACTTAATATTTCACAAGGAGATTATGGTACTGATGTTGGCGACCATCGAATGTGGATTGATATTGATGGTTCTACAAATACAATGACGCTACAACAAAGAAATGATGGCACTACATCTTCGGAACATTTTATGAGTTTAGATTTAGATAGTGGTCAAAATGTTATCACTATGCAACAATTAAATGATGGAGATAAGATATTATTTTTAGACATAAATAATAATAATAATACTGTAGATGTAAATCAATCTGGAACAGGCGAACATTATCTAGATATAAGTTTGGATACTGGCAGTTATGCTCATGATGTTGATATATCACAGACAGGTTCAGGTGACCATGCGGCTCGTGTTCAGTTAGATGGTTATTCTACTGACTTTGATTTGTTACAGCAAGGTTCAATTGACCAAGAGTATAATGTAGATATGACTTGTGGTGTACAAGCAGGTTGTACTCTATCAACAACGCAAGGTAATTAATGAGATTATTCAACTGGATATTAACTAGTATATTAGGCGGTTACTTAGGTTATATATTTGTATTGGCTACTATTAACACTTTTTGTGATTGCATATGATGAAAAAACTATTGACACACTGGACTACTGCCTTCATAACATTATTTGTATTAACATATATCGGTTTACAAGACCCATGGGTCAAAGAAGTTTTAAGACTTAAATCATTTGACTATCTTTTAGGAAATGAAGAAAAGTCACGATCCCAAGATATTACAATCATAACAATAGACGAAGCTGCAATAGAGAAGTATGGTCAATGGCCATGGCCTAGAGATGTATTAGCAGATAAGATAGTTGAGTTAAGACAAGCAGAAACAGGTATCATAGTCATGCCTATATTGTTTAGTGAAGCAGATAGATTCGGTGGTGATATAGAGTTCTGTGAAAAGTTAGGTTATGGTACAGTTATTGCACAAACAGGTACAGTACAAAAGAGAACATCTAATCCTGTACCAAGAGGCGTTGCAAAGATAGGTGATCCACTTGCATTTTTATACGAGTGGCCAGGAATGGTGGGTCCATTACCTGAACTTGCAGAGTGTACAAATGGTGTAGGTGTAATCAACACAGCACCTGAAGTTGATGGTGTTACAAGACGAGTACCTTTACTAATGAAAATAGGTGACGAAGTTTATCCTAATATGGCAATAGAAACAATACGAGTTGCAGTAGGTGATCCTAGTTATCAAGTTAAGGCAGACGACTTTGGTGTAACTGCCATGAGAGTGCCTGCCTATGCAACAATCAATACAGACGCAAATGCTAGAATATGGTTGAGATGGAACAAACAGTTTAACACAATATCAGCAGCAAGTCAAGACTTTTCTTCAGCCGCAGGTACTACAGTAATTATTGCCTTGACAGCAGAGGGATTATCGAGTATAATTGCAACCCCAATCGGTGAACAATATGACTATGTTATATCTGCTAATTCACTTCAAACAATATTAGATGGTGAGACAATCAAAAGATTTGATAATCTACTTGAATTATTGCTTGCATTTCTTGTAGGATGTGTTATAATAGTTTTTTGTAGATATACTCCCTATTGGTCAATCGCAGTACTATTAACAGCGGGTACATTTGGTGGTCTTAAATATACAACAATTGCATTTGATAATCTAGTCTTATTTGATATTACATGGATATTATTAATAGCATTTATAGTAGGATTTCATTCTACATTTCTAAGATTTATATTAGAGTTTAGACTTAAACAACAAATCAGAAAACAGTTTGAACATTATCTTGACCCACGACAAGTTGCAGCTCTACAAAAGAATCCAGACTTACTGAAACTTGGTGGTGATAGACGAGAGATGTCATTTCTGTTTATGGACATTATTGGGTTCACACCTATATCAGAATACTATAAGAACAAAGACGATCCAGAAGGTCTAGTTAAATTAGTTAATGAGTTTTTAGATGACATGACCAAGATCATATTAAACAATGGTGGCATGGTTGATAAGTTTATGGGGGATTGTGTGATGTGTGTATTCAACGCACCGATTGATATGAAAAATCATGCTGATATGGCAGTCAAAAGTGCTATGGAGATAGAAGCAAAGACAAAAGAATTAAAAGCATTATACAAAGAACGAGGACTTCCTGATATCAATGTAGGCACAGGTGTGAATACAGGTACTGCAATTGTGGGTAATATGGGTAGTTCTACTCGTTTTGACTATTCGGTTATTGGTGATGCAGTTAATCTGGCTGCACGATTAGAGGCAACGGCAGGTAGAGGAGATTATAAAGATTATCCAACTCTATACTCTAGTTACACAATGGAACAACTGACAAATATCAAGTCAATTGAAGTAGATAAAATCAAAGTAAAAGGTAAAGAAGAACTGATTACGATCTACAAACCTATATAAATAGTAATATGGCAAAGACAGTATTCGATAAAGTACTTGATACAACAACAGGTCCCAAATCATATGATTGGTACAGAAAACAAGTACAATCTATGACTACACCTGGCGCAAGAGCTTTGATAAATCAAGGAAAGGCAACATTAAGACCAAAGTATGGAGTAATGAATCTTTTTGGTTATGACCCTAAACTTAAAGCAACACTTCCTTTATATGATAAGTTTCCTTTGATCTTTCCTTTAGAGCCTGCAAAAGGTGGTTTCTATGGTATCAATTTTCATTATTTAAGACCAGGCGAAAGAGTAGCGTTTTTAAGACAGTTATCTAGATTCGCAAGTGATAAAAATTTTGATAGAAAAACAAGATATCAAATAGGTAATTTATCAGGTAGATATTTTAAAAGAACGATTAAACATTATCTATTCAATCAAGTAAGAACATCATTTTTAAATGTAATGCCTGATGAAATGGCAATCGCAATATTCTTACCAGTTGCAAGATTTATGAAAGGAAGTCCATATTAATGGTTTTATATAAGATAACAAATAAAGTGAATGACCATAGTTATGTTGGATTTACCACTCAACGAATACAAAATAGATTTAACGCTCATGTATATAGTGCTGTTAAGCGTAATGCGAAGTGGCCTATAGCTCGTGCTATCAGAAAGTATGGTAGAGAAAACTTTACTATAAAAACCATATACGAGGGCAAAGATGCATACGAACAAGAAGATAAATATATTAAGATGTATGGTCATTACAATGCTCAACCTGGTGGCCAAAAAGGTTCTGTTACATTAGGTTCTAAAAGAACTTTCACAGCAGAGTGGAAAGAGAATATGAGTAAGAGTGCAATAGAAAGAACAAAGAGATTAAATACGTCAGAAAAGATGTCAGGTGAAGGAAATCATATGTATGGCAAACTAGGTATAGGTGCCAAAGAAAGAATTTACAAAGGAAAAGTTTATAAGAGCTTAGTAGAAATGTGTAAGAAATTAAATATCAGCAAACCGACTGCCAGAAAATACTGGCGACAGGAAGGAGGATACTAAGCTGGCAATTTTTAGAGCAGGTAAACGAGTAGGTCCTTTTGACATAAGAGTAGGATTTCCTAGAGATAGGAGTTTAGATAATGTTGATAAAGATCCTAGACTAAGACAAAGAGCAAATACTGAAAATACTATTGGTCGTTTTCGTGCTGCTATGGCAAAAGCAGAAGGTTATGCTAGACCAGCAAGATTTGCTGTTAAGTTATTTTTACCTACTAATCTAGAAAAGTTAGCTAATCTAAAAGGTGATCCATTGATTGATATTGATGAAAGACCACAATTCGTAAATATGCAACCAGGACCTTCTAATCCTGATGCTGTAACAATGCAAGATTTAAGTAAACAAATGGGAGAAGCAATTAATATTCATTGTGATAGTGTATCAATGCCCGGTCATGATTTAGTTACACAAAAAGTTCAATACGGTTCTGAACCAGAAGTTGATATGGTAACAGGTCATGCATATGCAGGAATGATTAATGCTTCTTTTTATGCAGATAAGTATTTAAGAGAAAGACAATTTATTGAACTATGGCAAAAGATGGCTGTAAACAATTTAACAAACAAAGCAAATTACTATGATGATTATGTTGGTAAAATGCATATCTATCAATTAGGTTCACTTGATGGTGAAGGTGATAGAGATGTGCCTACTTATGGTATTGAAGCAATAGAAGTTTATCCAGCTACTCTAAGTGCTGTAGAATATAATTATGGTTCTTCAAATCAAATAGTAAAAATAAATGTAGGATTTAACTATAAACAATGGTATAATCTTACAACAGATAAAATTGCAGGAATGACACATGGATCAGACCTACAAACAATACATGATATTAAATCACCAGATACAGGTTTATTTGGTAGACTACCTTTAGAATTACAAAGGGCAGGAAGAGAAGTATTTAATTCTGCTAAACGACAGATTCCGATAGGAAAACTAACAAGAGGGAAAATATTCCCACCATTTACATAATATTATATTATAAGGAGAATAAATTATGGCACTACCAAAACTGAATACTCCAACATATGAGTTGGAAGTACCTAGTACAGACGAGAAAATAAAGTATCGTCCGTTTCTAGTCAAAGAAGAAAAGATATTGTTGATGGCAATGGAAAGCAAAGATAATGCACAAATTATCAATGCAGTAAAAGACATTGTTTTATCATGCACATTTGAAAAAGTAGATGTGAGTACCATGCCTATGTTTGATATGGAGTATATTTTTTTAAACATAAGAGCTAAATCAGTAGGTGAGGTTTCTAAATTAAAACTACTTTGTCCTGATGATAAAAAAACTTATGCTGATGTTGAATTAGATTTAACAGAGGTAAAAGTTCAAGTAGATGATAACCACACGAATAAAATTGAATTGACAGATGATATGGGAATGATAATGACATATCCTACTATTGATTCATTTTTAGAGAGTGGTATCGAGACAATAAACGCTAATAATATGTTAGATGTTATTGGTAGTTGTGTACTACAGATATACGAAAACAATGGTGAAAAAGTATATCAAGCAAAAGATCAGACTAAAAAAGAGTTGACCGAGTTTATTGAATCAATGAATAGTGGTCAATTTAAAAAGTTACAATCGTTTTTTGATACTATGCCTAAATTAAAACATACAATAAAGGTAAAGAATCCTAAGACAAAAAAGACTAATGATGTAACATTGACAGGACTAAACGATTTTTTCGCATAGCCCTTTCACACAATAGTTTAGAGAATTACTTTGAAATCAATTTTTCTCTAATGCAACATCATAAATACTCTTTGAGTGAGATTGAAAATATGATGCCGTGGGAAAGGGATATATATGTTGATATGTTAATCGCTCATATTAAAGAAGAAAACGAAAAAGCAAAACAAAGAGAAGCGGAGAGAAGATAATGGCTAGAGAATATGCAACAGAAACTAAAAAAGTAAATCTAGAGTTAGAGATAGATACATCTACAGTTGATTCTAGTAAGAATAGATATCAAGGTTTAATCGACCTTGCAAGAGCAGTTGACGCATGGCGAATATTTCCTAGATTATTCATATCAGTTTATATCTTTTTGCTATATAAAGTAACAATATGGTTTATGAACTTACCAACACCTACATTTGAACAGTCTGGACTAGTATCAATTGTAGTTGGTGCTGGAGCCGCATGGTTTGGTTTATATGCAGGAACGAGTAAAGGTAAAAAATAGTAGTATAATGTTACAAGGAATTCTAAAAAGTGTATCTGGATTAAAAAGCAAGTTTATCAAATCACCTGTAAAAACCATGACTGATTTTGATACCCAATATGCAGACCCTGGGCCCAGTCTTAATACTGCTTTGCAAGACCAAATTGAAAGTAAAACTAGTAATGAAAATAGTCAGTCGCAATATTATCAATCAGACGAAGATATAAAAGCAGGAGGAGAAGGAGGAGCTCTTTCTGGAATGAAAGATGTTCTTACTGAAATAGCATACGATATAAAATCAATAGCAATAAACACACTTGATACATCAGATATACTAAGAACTGCCTTTGAACCTGGTAGAGATTCAAAGATTGCTGGGGCAGGCGTAGAAGATAAGGAAGAAGAAGGTAAAGATGAAGGTGGTGGAAAATTTGACTTTAAAAAGTTAATACCAAAACCAGGACCTAAAGTAGGTCTATTACTGATGTTAGGAGCTCTTACAGCATTATTTAAATATAGCGACCAAATAACAGCAGGAATAGCAAAAGTTTTACCATTCGTTACAAAGTTTACAGATATGCTTGGTCCTAAAGGCACTTTGTTCTTAGGTCTTGGTCTTTTAGCAGGAATATTATTTCCTGGTCCCCTTTATTTGTTATTAGGTGCAGGTAAAGGATCTATAAAAATTGCATTTGGTTTACTTAAAACTGGTTTTACTTTAATGCAAACATTTTTAATGTCAACACCATCTCTTTTAGCATCTACATATAGTGGTGTTGGAAAAGCATTTGCATTTTTAGGTAAAGCATTCACTGCCTTGCGACTTTTTATGGTAGGAACTTTAGCACCAGCAATTACAGCATTTTTTGCACCAATACTTCCTGCTATTCTTCCTGTAGTTCTCGCAGTTGCAGCTGCAACAGCAATATTTTATTCAATTAAAGAAGGCATAGATAAGTTTAGAGAATCACTAGCAGATGGTGATAGTATGTTAGTTGCAATTACTAAAGGTGTATCAACAGCACTATTAACCTTAATAACATTGCCAATAACACTAATTCAAAAAGCAGCTGTATTTCTAGCAGATAAATTTGGTGGAAAGCACATGACAGATACATTTAGAGACTTTGATATAGTAGAGTTTATTACAGATGGTGTCGTGGGTTTAGTATTAAAAGCAAAAGACTTTGTATTAGGTTTATTTGATATAGATTTTCAAGCAGTTCTTGGTAAGTTTGTAGATATAGGTAAATCTATTATGGTCTCTATTAAAGCAATTGGTGCAGGAGCTATTGCTGCTGCCAAAGGTTTTTTAACACCTGTTAAATCATTTAAGAAAGGATATGATGAGTATATAAAAAATAATAGAATTCCAGAACCTAAAGAATCTTTGATGACACAAGATGATGTCCTTGAAATAAGTAGTGATGAATCACTACAAAAGAATAAATCAATTCTAAGAAAAGGCCTAGAGAACTCTCTAGATAATCAAGAAAAAATAGATAATGTCTTTGGAAGAAATAGTCCAGAGTATAAACAAGAAGTTATGAGATTTCATGCTATTGATAAGAAATTATCTGAAGTAGAAAAAGAACAAAGGAAGCGGGAAGAAACAGGTAGTATTACAACTATTGTTCAAAACAATTCACAAAATGATAATTCACAAAATGTTGAATCTATACAATCATCTGGCCTAAGTGCTTACGAGAATGATCCTTCCGCAAGAACATTATCATATTTTCGTAACTAACCTTTTTGTTGTAGGTGTTTTTCAGTCCATATATCAAAAGTAATATTTCTATCATCACACCACTTACGAGCAGACGCAAACTTATCTCTATTCATTTGATAAGTTTTCAGTTCATATAGTACAGTAGATTTCTTTTTACCTTTGCCGCCGACTGGTGGGCGTAAATCTTTAGATGGCTTAACTTCTATGAGGTGAGTTTTGACACCTTCAGGCGTTTTAACTTTAATCAGAAAGTCAGGAAAGTATCTACGGACTTTTTTAGTCATACTATCATAATATGGTATGACCACTTCTTCGCTTGCCCATTGTAATATACCAGGGTTAATATCAAAGTATTTCATACACCTTCTCTCCCACATAGAACGATAGATAATATTATCACTATCACCCATATATTTCTTAGGGTTCTCTGGTTTGAATTTACCTTTGTATTTCTGTGTTCTCTCTGACATATTCATATAAATAGTTGTATCAAAGTATTTATAGGGAAACAATGGGAAATTTATTCAACGCACTAAACGATCTAAAAACTAACATCTTTGGTGGTGGTAATACAGGTACAACTACACCTATTTTAAGAAAGACTGCAATTGATCTTAAAGATACATCACCAACAAGTATGCTATCTAATGATCCGTTTCAATTTACATCTATTTCTTATCCTAGAAAACAAATAAGTGAATATAGTAATGGACATTATATGTTATTTTATGTTAATGTACAGAATAAGTCAAAATACAAATATAGTGGATATGACGCTCAAGGAAACTCTATTACAGTAGGTGATGTAACGCAAGTAAGTGAAACATTTATCGGAGATAATGGAGCACCTACAACTAAGACAATAGATAGATCAAATAATGGTTCAGATACTGCCAAATATTTTGAAAATTTAGCAGCAAGGCAAGGTAAAGATATACGAGGTTCAGATGGCGTAACATTAAATAAAATACAAAGAAAAAGAGGGTCTGGAATGTCATCTTATCGTCCAACCACTTCAAGAATTACAGATTCAGTCGCAATATATCTACCACCCAATGTACAAGACACAACAACAGCATCGTATACTGGAGCAGCGACAGGTGTTATAGGCGCCGCGGCCGCAGGAGCTTTTGGTATTGGAAGAAATATGGCAAATAATGACTTTGAAGCCGCTGCAACTGGAATAGTCAATGCTGCAAAAAGTCTTATAGGAGAAGCGGCAATAAGATCAGCAACTGCTATTGCAGAAGGTTTAACTGAATCAGAAGGTGCTAGAGGTCTTATCAATAAAGCATTTGGTCAAGCAGATAATCCTTATATGGAAGTATTGTTTGATAAGATGGAATTAAGAACATTTTCTTATAACTTTAAATTTGCACCAAGAAATAAAGATGAAAGAGATGATGTACAAAAGATTATCGCATTGTTTAGATTTCATATGGCACCTGAACTAAAAGGTGCAAATAATAGATTTTTAACACTACCATCAGAGTTTGATATTCATTATATGTATCAACACAAAGACGGTACTGCAAGTGAAAATGATTTTTATAACAGAATTGCCACTTGTGTATGTACTGGTTGTGATGTAAACTATACACCTGATGGCGTAAAGTCATTTGATGATGGATCACCAACACAGATAACAATGACATTAACATTCCAAGAAACTGAATTACTCACAAAAGAAAGAGTAAACGAAGGGTACTAATATGTATTTTGATAAATTTCCATTAACAGTTTATGATATGAAAGGCAATGGTGCATACAAACTTTTACCTAATATCATTAAACGAGTAAAACTAAAAGCAGGTATAGCAGCTGGTAGATTCATATTTGATAATTATGATGTTTCAAACAATGAGAAACCAGAAGATATCGCATTTAAATATTATGGAGACGCAGAATATCATTGGGTTATACTACTAACAAACAATATTACAGATAGATTTTATCAATGGCCATTAACACAACCACAACTTGACGCATTTCTAACAGACAAATATGGTGTTGGTAATGAAGATGCGATACATCACTATGAATTGGCGCAAACAAGTGGTGCAACCACATCAAGAGATGATACACATATGCTAGAAGTCAATTCAGATACGGTAGATGCGACCTCTATTTCAAATAGACAGTATGAAGATAGACAACAAGACAAATTTAGACAGATTAGACTATTAGATAAAAGATATCTTGACCAATTCGTAGAAGAATTTTTTACTTTAATGAAAATATAGGAGTTAAATAATGGGAAGTGACAATCCTGACCAATTAGATTTCGCAGGTGACTATAACTTATCGGGTATTGTAGTTATTAATCACGCAGGTGAAGGAACAAACATTCAACATATGGTGCTGGAAATGAATATCTATGAAGGCATAGATAAATCTTCAGTCACAGGTACGCTTGTTGTAACAGATGCTACAAATCTTATTGGTAATTTACCATTACAAGGTACTGAAAGATTAATATTTAAACTATCTACTCCTGGAACAGATCATTCAGAAGATATTATAGACGCTTCTGAACTCACTGGTCATCCATTTTATATCTACAGAGTGTCAAATCGTAATCAATTATCACAAGGAGTATTAAGTTATATAATACATTTTGGCTCAAGAGAGTTTGTGCGAAACCTAAGAGTAAAAGTAAGTAAATCATACGAAGGTAGCATTGATACGATTGTCAAACAAATACTAAGCGATAAAGAAGGATTAGATACAAGAAAGAATGTTTACTTTGAAGCAACAAAAAATTCAGATAAAGTAGTTATACCAAACCTTTCACCATTTGGTGCCATCAATCTTCTTAAAGATCGTGCATTACCTAATAATGGCAATGGCGCAGGGTATTTCTTCTATGAAACAACAAAAGGTTTTTACTTTCGCAGTTGGGGTGATATGTGTACACAGAATCATTATCATCCAAGAGAAGCAATACAAAAGTTTCATTATTCTCCACAGAATATATCAGATGACAAGTTAAATGATAATCCTAATCCTGAAAAAAAAGATGTTCAAGATAAAGTACTACATGATCTACAATCCGTTGAGAGTTATAAGGTTGTTAATCAATTTCACGATACAGCTGCACAAACAGCACTTGGAACATATGGGCATAGAGTGATTACACATAACTTATATGATAAGAGTTTTTCAAAAACAGATTTTCACTATCATAACGAGTTTGATGAATTTGTACACACAGATTTCACTTTTAATGAGTCCTCAGCGGGTAAATACGCTGTTGTAAATACTCCTGTTGACTTTGACAATAAGAGTGTATCAGACTACGCTGAATCAAGAGTAAGTTTGATGCCAACGTCTCAATTCGTCTATGGGGAAGAGACAGGTACTTATGGTACGAATGTTTCCGATGATGGTAAGTTTGAGGGGTATCGTATTGCAACCAATAATGCTATCAATGCAGGAACAACCATTGAATTAACAGTCAAGGGTCAGACATATATTCAACCAGGGCATATCATACTCTTTGACCTGCGACCAGTCGAAGAAAAGGGTGTCACAAACGACAATAAACCTTATGATAGACAGTATAGTGGTCGTTACATTGTGCGTTCTATACGACATAGGGTATCCAAAACAGATTATAAGATGGTTATGGTCATTGTAAAAGATTCAGTAAGAGAACCTTTTCCTTTGGCTGACAAACGATTCACTGGTGAATCCTTCCGAGAAGGTCCTGAGTTCATCCACACAACAAGAATATGAAGATAAATATACACATGAACGCCATACTCCCAGCTGTTATTCTACTCGTAACGCTTAGTATATTCATTGCTGTGTACATAGTGTTATGATAGATAGAATACTACACGATTATTCGAATAAAGTCAAGAAAAAAGATAATGACTATATGGTTTACTGCTTGACAAGACCCTTTATGTTTGTTATACGTATTCTACAAAGAATGAAAAAGAAAAAAAATGAAAAGACCTGAAAGTAAACACGGAAAACTCATTGCTGTGTATAGTAGTAGGTATGGGTGGACACTCAAAAAGAGTGAGAAAACGCAGAAAAGCGTAGGCAAGAAGAAGTCGGAAAATAAGGGGAAAGTATGAATTATAGAGAACAGCAGTATAACATAAGGGGAGTGTATTGTCAAGCGATTAAATACCCGGTAATGACAGCAGCCTATGTGGATAAAGTCCGACAGGTCTCGGAAAAGGAAAAACAGTAGTCATGCAAAATTTTATGGGAAAAGATGGGTTTCAATGGTTCGTGGGGGTTGTCGAGGATCGTCAGGACCCGAAGTACCTGGGCAGAGTTCGTGTGAGATGCCTCGGCTATCATACAGAGAATAGAACGAAGATACCGACGGCTGATCTACCATGGGCACACCCTATGAACCCTATCACAAGTGCAACCGTCTCAGGCATAGGGCAAACTCCATTAGGTGTAGTCGAAGGCACATGGGTAGTAGGCTTTTTTCAAGATGGAACTGTGGCCCAGCAGCCTATTATCATAGGGACTTTGCCTGGTGTACCCAGCGAATTGTCTCGTGAGGGGAAGAACAATGAGCATATTAAAAGCGAAGGCTTCTGGGATCCTCTTGGTAACTACCCACGATATATCAATGAACCTGATGTGAATCGTTTGGCTGTGAATAATGAGGAGAATCCTCATTCTAGTCTCACTTTACGTAAGGCAGACAGAGCAGAGAATATTGGTACGGCCAATGTGGATGCCACAACCATTGTGGATGATGTGCTTTTGGCAGACGATGGCGGCTCTTGGTCCGAACCAGAAACTCCTTATGCTGCACAATACCCTTATAACCATGTAATGGAGACAGAAGGAGGTCATATACGAGAGTATGATGACACACCCGATGCAACGAGAATACATGAACGCCATGCATCAGGCACAGGCTATGAGATATTCCATGATGGCACAAAGGTCACACGAATCAAGAAAGACAACTACGAGATTACAACCGGGAATGATTATGCTTATATACAAGGAACATCTAAACATACAGTTGATGGTGGGTTAAAAGTGAAGATTAACAATCGTCCGCTAGCAGCTGCACCAGGTCAAGTCTCTGTAGGTAATCATTATAACATAGAGGTAGGCGCTGGTGCCAATGTCACAGTCGAAGTACAAAGAGGGGATATCAACCTTATATCCCAGCAGGGTGATGTCAATCTTAAGGCAGGTAAGAACATGAACATAGATGTTGCACAAGCATTAAACATCAAGGTCGGTGGTAAGATTACAGAGACATCTAAGAATAAGACAGAGAGTGCTCAAGAAACCCATCAGATGAACGCAAGTGAACAAGACATCAATGGTACTATCATCAACCTAAACTAAACAAGGGGGTCGAAATCTAAGCAGTACTGAAAGCAAACGGTAGAGGACTTGTTAGGCATTAGATAACTGCCTCTGTTCGCCTGTCAATCTTTTTTTTTTCAATACCTTAAATGGCTATAAATATAGACATGACTACAGATATACACAACTTATTGGAGGGAAACAATGACGAAGAACCCTTTAGTATTAACGATCAGCAAATGGATGTTTAGAGCATACATCATATGGTCTATATGTGCTGACATTACAATCATATCAGGTTTAGTGTATTATTTCTTTCTACTCTAAACTCATTGTGTTTTCGTACTTTTTTTTTCTAAAATTTTCTCGTGGGAATTTTTATATATATTAGAGTATTACAATTATATAAAGGAGACGATATATATGGGTATTGACAACAGAGCGGTAGCATTACACAGACATCTTGATAAGCAGATATCAAGGCTTGAAACAAAGACTTCACATAATGCAGAACTAATAAGAGACCTCAAAAA